CCTTGATCACCAACCCTGATGAGTTGTGGCAGCAACTCAAAGCACTGGTCAACGAGCAGCACGACTATAAGACGATGGTCTTGGATAGCGTCACCGCTTTGGAGCGGATGTTCCTACAGTACGTTGTGGACACCGACCCTAAGAAACCAAAGTCAATCAACCAAGCCCTCGGCGGTTATGGCGCTGGTTTGGCTGCTGTTGGTGCAATGCACCAGCGGGTCCGTAAAGCGGCTGGCATGCTGGTGGACAAAGGCATGCATGTGGTCTTTATCGCCCACAGCGACACCAACACTGTGGAACTGCCGGACCAAGATCCATACACCCGCTATGACTTACGCCTCGGCAAGCGTAGCGTGGCGCCGTACGTCGATGATGTTGACCTGGTGGGGTATCTAAAGCTGGAGACAACTGTCATGGGTGATGGCGAGCGCAAGAAGGCGTTTAGCGATGGCACCCGCATCCTGACCACCTACACCACGGCGGCCAATATCTCCAAGAACCGCTATGGGATCACCTCTGACATCGAAGTGCCGGAAGGCACAAACCCACTGTTTGAAATCGTGCCTTCGTTGAAGGCAACCACCAAGCCTGTTAAGGAGGCTAAGTAATGTCATTTTGGAACATCAACACCGACGACAACGGTTCATTTGAGACTGGTGGCGGCAGCATGGAGCCGATCCCGGCCAACACCGATGTGCTGGCAATCTGCGACGAGGCTAAGTGGGACCAGAGTCCCTACGATGATCGGTCTTACATTAGCCTGCGCTGGTCTGTGATGAAGCCTGAAGATTTTCGGAATCGCAAGGTCTTTCAGAAGCTGCGCGTGGATCACCAAGATCCAAAGAAGTCCGAGAAGGCCAAGCGCATGTTGGCAGCGATTGACTACAACGCAGGCGGCAAACTCCAGGCGTCTGGTGAAGATCCTACGGACGAGTCAATGACCAAGCACCTGACCAACAAACCGATGGTCTTGCGCTTGCAGGTCTGGGAGATCGAAACCGAGCAAGGCGAGAAGAAGTCCGGCAACTGGGTCAGCGCGGTCAGTCCTGCCAAGAAGGCAGCAGCAAAGCCTGCGGCCAAGCCTGCCGAGCCAACTCAAGCAGAGATTGATTCGATCCCGTTTTAACCACTAGCAGCGCCCCGCAATGGGGCGCGTCACCTTGGAGACAATCATGCAACAACGAACAGCAGAATGGCACGAAGCTAGGATCGGCAAAGTTACTGGCAGCCAGGTTGGTGCAATCCTCGGCCTTGATCCTTATCGAACCCCTGATGATGTGCTGCGCGCAATGGTTCGCGCCGCGCATGGGGCAGAACCCGAGTTCACCGGCAACGTGGCAACCGAGTACGGCACATTTCACGAAGACGGTGCGCGGGCAGAGTATGAGATCGTCACTGGTCGCACCGTTGAGCAGTGCGCGTTTTACACGGCTGAAGGTCAGTGGCTTGGGGCAAGCCCTGATGGGCTGGTGCAGCCTAACGGCTTAGTGGAGATCAAATGCCCGTATAGCCTGCGTGACAAGGCCGAACCATTGTTCAAAACTGCGGCAGAGCAGATGCACTATTTCGCTCAGATGCAGATTCAGATGTACTGCACCGACCGCAACTGGACTGACTTTTGGCAGTGGGCACCACACGGTCACAAACTGGAGCGTGTCGAGCGCAATGACGATTGGCTGGACGCAACCTTGCCCAAGCTCAAGGCTTTTTATGATCACTACCTAGAGGCACTCAAAAAGCCAGATGACCACCTAGCACCCAAGCGCCAGCAGATCCAAACCATTGAAGCAGCCAAACTGCTGGCCGAGTATGACGAACTGCAAGAGTCAATCGACCTCGCCAAAGAACGCTTGGATGACATCAAGGCGCGGTTTGCAGAAATGAGTAACGGCCAAGACGCCGAGATCCTTGGGCGAAAATGGACCAAGGTCAAACGCGCTGGGTCCGTGTCTTATGCAAAGGTGGTTAAGGACCATTTACCAAAGATCAACTTGGAACCGTACCGAGGCAAGCCAACGGAGTTCTGGAAGCTGTCATGAGCCTTCGCCCGTACCAGCAGGACGCATTTGATGCAGCCAGGGAGTGGCTGACCAAGACGATTGATTCCTGCGTGATCCAAGCCCCAACAGGGGCTGGAAAGTCCCACATCATTGCAGCCATTGCCGATTGGATACACCACACTAGCGGCAAGAAGCATGTGCTGTGCATTGCGCCATCTGCTGAACTGGTCGTGCAAAATCACGCAAAGTATTTAGCCACTGACAACCCTGCTTCCATCTTCTCGGCATCTGCCGGGAGTGTTTCGCTGCGGCATCCAGTAGTGTTTGGTACGCCTCAGACGGTCAAGAACAAGATCCGCAGGTTCGGGGATCAATTCTGCGCTGTCATCCTGGATGAAGCCCACAGAATCACGCCTACGGTCAAGCACATCATTGAACAGTTGCAGCAGCAGAACCCATACCTGCGCGTGATCGGCCTATCTGCAACGCCTTACAGGCTTGGGTCTGGTTACATCTACGAGTATGACGAACAGGAACGATTCGTTGAGCAAGCCAGAAATCCTTACTTCACGCGACTGATCTATCAGATTTATGAGCGTGATCTGATCGCTCAGGGCTATCTGACAGAGCCTCTGGTGGGTGAAATCAACTCGGATAACTATCACACGCTCGACATGCAGGTGAACAGTCGAGGCCAGTTTGACAAAGCCGATGTAGACCGCGCTTATCATGGTCATGGTCGCAAGACCTCGGGCATTGTGGCTGACATCGTGGCGCAAGCCAAAGATCGCAAAGGAGTGATCCTGTTTGCCGCTACGGTGCGCCATGCTGAAGAGGTATTGGCAAGCCTGCCCACAGCCTTATCAGCCATTGTGACTGGCGAGACCAAGCGCCAGGAACGAGAGAAAATCTTGGAGGCTTTCAAGGCGCAACAGATCAAGTATCTGGTTAACGTGGCCGTGCTAACCACCGGCTTTGACGCGCCGCATGTTGATTTGATCGCACTGCTCAGGGCAACCGAATCGGTATCTCTGCTGCAACAGATGATTGGGCGAGGCATGCGAATCGCGCCGGGGAAACAGGACTGCCTTGTGCTGGATTATGCCGAGAACATCGAACGGCATTGCCCGGATGGTGATTTGTTTGCGCCAGAGATTAAGGTGGGTGCATCTAGTGGTGGTGAAGCAATCCCGGTCAAATGCCCAATCTGCAAAACCGTGAACCAGTTTACAGCCAGAAAGAATGACGAGGGCTACGAACTCAGTGAGGATGGCTACTTCATTGATCTGGCAGGCGAGCAAGTAGAGACCGAGCATGGACCCATGCCTTCACATTTTGGGAGAAGATGCACTGGCATGCTCTTGGGACCAAACTACATGCATCAGAGGTGCGGCCATCGCTGGACAGTCAAAACCTGTCCGCATTGCGATGAAGAGAACGACATCGCCGCTCGGTACTGCACCAACTGCAAGGCCGAGCTGGTAGACCCGAACGAAAAGCTGAAGCTAGACTTTCGGGCCAAGAAGAAAGACCCAACGCGCATCCAATGCGACCGAGTGATCAACTGGACCTGCCGACCAACGATCAGCAGGGCCGGAAACGAGACACTCAGGATTGACTACACCACCGAATATCGGACGTTCTCGGTTTGGTTGATGCCTAAATCAAAACATCCAAAACCTATGAGTGAATATTTGAACTTTGTAGAGGCAACAGATAACGGAAAAAATATGCCAACTACTGTTATGTATCAAAAAGAACCATCAGGGTTTTATCGAATCCTTGGATATGATTGGCCAGAAGATTTTGAGCCATCATGATCATCCCAGACTGGTTGGCTGTTTACGGCAACACCGAATACCGAGGGCAATGTCCGTCTGAGACATTGGAACAGGTGACATTCTTCGGGTGGGTGCGTCGAGAATATCCAGAATCACTTGGTAGGATTGCCATCCACCCGCGAAACGAAGGCAAGCGCCACCACGCACAGGTACGCACAGAGAAGGCCGAGGGCATGACCCCTGGAGCACCGGATATCATCATCCCAGGGACACCCACGTTCATCTGTGAATTGAAGCGCCAGGACCGAACCAAGTCACGCTGGCAACCCGGACAGCTTGAATATCTTTCTGCCGCTGAAGCGATGGGCGCGTTTGTTTGTGTTGCGCTCGGTTGGGAAGCCGCCAAGGAAGCCTTGCAAGATTGGACAAGCCATCAACCATCCTGACAAAGATTCTGACCGGACAGCTTGCGATGGAAGACGCTGATCCAGCAGTGGCCTCCTGGGCGCGTCTGCACGTCTACCACGGTGCTTGTGACATCCTAAGCCTACCAACCAAGCTACAGCGCCAAGCGGCCTTGGAAAGCCTGCCGGAGCCTGTCATGCCATTGATTGAGCAGGAGGCCATCAGGGTCTATCAGCTACGCAAAAAAAACCCGCCTGAAGATG